ACCGCAGAGTCATCCAAGTCATTGTCGCCGACGCTGAGTTTTTCGACACTTTTGTCGATAGCTCACCCGGCTCGTGGATACAGACCAGCTACAACACCCGTGGCGGGGTCCACTACGGCGCTGACGGCCAACCCGATGGCGGCACTGCCCTGCGCGGCAACTACGCTGGCATTGGGTACACCTACGATCAGGCCAATGACGTGTTCTACGCGCCGCAGCCCTATGCAAGCTGGACGCTGGATCAGACCACATGGCTGTGGAGTGCGCCCGTGCCGTATCCCGCTGACGATCAGCGGTACGTCTGGGACGAGGCTACGGTTGGCTGGAAGCTGGTGCCTTCGCCCTGATGTAGCAAAGCCTGTAGTGGGCCTTGCAGTAGGAGACGCGGTGGACGGTGTCCCCGCAGAAGAGCGCCCCGCTGACGATGTAGCGGCAGTGGAAAATCCGCAGCTCCAGCATCGTCACGCCAGATAGTGATTGGCCCCCGTCATTTCTGGCGGGGGCCTCCTTGCTCTTGGCGTCTGGATCATCCATGATCATTTTGTGCCCGTGTTTCCACCTTAGTGACACGGGCGCTCGATACGCCTGACTTGGTCCTCGTCTTGGGTTTGTAGCCCTCGGCGAGGATTTTTTTATGACGCCTGATGGCGTTCAGGACGGTCGTGTGGTCCCGGTTCCCCATCAGGCGCCCGATCTGCATGAGCGAGAAACCCAGCTCCGTGCTCAGGCGGTAGCAGGCCTCGTGGCGGAGGTTGATGAAGGGCATCGTCCTGCTCTTGCTGCGGAAGGACGCCACGGGCATTTTGTGCTTCTCGGCTACCTCATTCAGGATCTTGCGCGCGGGCGTCTCAGCGGGCGTCTCTGGGGCTTTGGCGGGGGCCTCAATCACGACGGCGACGGGTGCCGGGCTGTCGAGGGGGTCAGGGTAAGGGCCGGGCGCCGAGGCGGGTTCTGGGTAAATGAGCCGGACGGCAACTTCTTTTTTGGCGGGCTTGTCCAGACGGGCCCGGACTGCCTTGTAGTGTGCGTGGAGTTCTTCAAGCGTCATCATTTTTCTCTCCCAATGCGTTAATGATAATGGCGTCGATGTCCGCGCTGAAGCGGTCGCGCTGATTGTTGATCTTGGCAACCTCCCGGAGGGCTGTCTCCAGCTTTTCTATGTGGCCGCCAACATTCGTCCAAGCCTGCTTGAGTGGCGTGTAGAAAGTGCTGGCCGCCTCCTCGCGGCACTCCTTAACCCAGTCAGTCATCTTTCCCCTCCAGTGCTTTGCGGGCGAGTTCCATAGCGTCATCCCAAGGCGGGTAGTCTTCCAAATCAAGTACGTTGTCCCAATCAATCATCTCCCGCAGCGCCGCCTCTAGCTTCAAGATACGATCTGCGGCTTCACCACAATGACAGCGGTCCCTCTCTGTCGGGAAGATGCAAGTGTCTAACCTACGCAGCCGCTTTACAAGATCATCAGTCACAGCCCTTCTCCCTCTTCAAAATCCAATTCGACCTTGATGCAGGCCATGCGGTCAAAACGATATTGATCTGCCAATTCTTTCGACAGATGAGCTGTGGGCCTATTGTCCTCATATTCATTTATCCACAACGTCCGCTTATGGCGGGGGCGAACTTCGATGAGGTCGAGTTCGTGAGAATGAGGACCATCATAAAAACGGCCATCTTTGTACCAAGAACATTGCCCCCACCGTTCGCTCTTGTTCTTGATCGCGCCGTGAGCCATGTCGCCATCACGGCCACAATCCGTCGCATAGATGCGGACTTCACGGCCATCGCGGGTGCGGTACTTTTTGTTGATGTCGATCATCACTCATCCCCTTTGAAGTCAGGATCAGGGTTGTAGATATAATAGGGGAAATAATGGCCCATAATTTCCTTTCGGGCGATATGCTCCCACCAGATGGTGATGTCCGCATTCGTTGCCTGATTGGTGATGGTGATAGGCCACCAAGCGAACCAGCGATGCCAGTTATGTTTCTCACTGATCCAGCGCATCACCATTCCCCTTTGTAGATAGAACGTAGCGTTTGCCACATCATGTAAGTGAAAAGAATTGCTGTGCCGCCTATCATGAACAGCGCCCAGATGATGAAGATCAGTTGGAACAGTGTTTTAAGGTAATCCATCTTTCTCCTCCATCACAACAAGTGTTCTAGCGAAGTCTAAACCCTTGTTGACATATGGCTCACCGGCTGCTTTAGCTGCGGCTTCAGTTACTTCTTCGCATCTAATCAAGAACTTGAGAGCTATTTCTAACTGCTCAATGCGGCGACAAGCCTCAAGAGAACGTGCAATATAGTCATCTTGCATTGCATCCCATTCTTGGCGCGTCTCTGCTCGCTGGACGCAAATTTTAAAGGGCGTAGCGTCAACCATCTTTCTTCTCCATCAGTTGCGTTAGCTTTGCTTTGTTCTCATCATCCAGATAGTAGCCGACGCCGCGCCATGTTTTGATCTCGATGCCGTGTGGCTTGAGGCGCTGGCGCAGCTTCCACACCGCCACCTTGGTGCGCAGGGTCTGGTGCATCTCACCCTCGTACCTGTTGTACTTGCCGTGATCCTCGGACACATGGTCGAGGTACGAGTAGGACGCCATCGGGCGCTTGTTGATCGCCAGAAGCAGGGCAAGCTGCTGGCGGCTCAAGATGTTGAACAGCACACTGTCAACGTCCGCCATGTCCTCGCGGTACTGGCGAACTTCCTCCTCCAACGTGGCGATGCGATCTTTGAGGTCGCGGACGAGGTCTGGCATCACTTTTGCTCCAGAGGATCAATTGTCAGCTCGTCAAGATTTTCCCGCAATTCTTTTGAGCGCCCCGGATGCCTCATTTTGCGCAGAGCTTTCATTTCCTGTTGACGGATTCGTTCACGAGAAACTCCAAACATGGCGCCAACTTCGTCCAATGTTTTTTCTTCGCCATAGGTCAGCCCATAACGCAAATCCAATATGCGTTGCTCTTTTGGCGTCAGCGTCATCATTGCCGCCTTTAAAGCTTGATTGGCTTCATTTAATATCATCTTACGCTCAGGCGAGAACGCCAGCGTCCGAAGCGACGAGGTGAGCGAGTCAACCTCATTTGCGTTGGCCGTTATCTGCGCCTTGTTTTCTTTCATGGTCCCACGCATCTGCGCGGGAGGATAAATGTCTTGCGGAGTACAGTTGAGAAACTCTGCGATCTGAAGCGCCTGAGGGCGGTAGTAGCCCTCTTCATCCAGCGCCGCAGACTTCATTTGTACGATACGGTCAATGGTGTGCCGATTCATGCCAAGCGCCTCAGCAAACTTTGCCACGCTGAGATAACCGGCGGCCTCCATCTTGGTCAGGAGGCGGTTGTTTTTGACCTTAATCTCAATCCGGTAGTCTTTGGGTTCGGCCACATTAACCTCCCCACCCAATGATCACATTGACGCCAATCAGCAGCATCAGGGTGCCGATCATTTTCAATTCAATGTCCATCACTTAACTCCCTTAATGGCAGCGTACCCGTGGCGCGTGATGCGCGCATGGATTGCCTCATCCTCAATATGCTCAAAGGCAATGGCGATGATGTAGCCCATGTGCTTTTGAAAGTTGTCAATGTAGTCCGCCGCCTCAAGGCCATCCGGGTTGATCAGGAACTCCCGCTTGGTGCGGTACTGCGGATCGGTAAAGGTCTCGAAGCGGCGAAGCTTGTTTTGGATCGTGTTCATGTCGGTCTCCATATCAATGTTGTTGATGCCCTCACCCTGAAGCAAAAATCTCAACAATTCATTAACGCAGAAACTCATACGCCGTTCCTTTTTGCTACACTTCCTGCGTGTTCATCTGCTCGACCAAGTCGCGCATCCCGGCGTTCACAATGGCCTCGGCGCCGCCCGGGGGCACGGCAAACTCGCCAGCAAAGGCAAGGTAGTTGATGCCGTCAACGTAGTTGTCCAGCTTGCCGGGGGATGTCCTGATGCGCGACAGTTTCAGGGCATGCATGAAGACGTTGGCGTGGTAGGGGCTCAACGGGCTGCCCGTAATCAACTCAAAGATCTGGCAGGCGCGGGTCATTGTTTCCGCCATGCTGCCATATTGCTCGTCCCTATTGCGGAGGATCAGGACGGCGTCGGTGAGGATTGCTGCGTGGTCCATTTCAATCTCCATACTTGGTGTTGCTGTTGTTCCTGTGGACAAACTCTTTAACTTTTCCAACGTAGCGGTAGTTTACGGCTGTCAGCCCCTGAGATTTATAGGGAGGATCGACGCCAAATATCGCGTCCTTATCCTTGTAAAACTCTTCAACGACAGTGAACTCATGCCTCTCCAAGGCAACACAAAAATCCGCCAAACTATTTGCCGGATACTCGCACATGATTTGGTGAATGGCGCCGCCCTTGTACGCAGGCATATTCATGGTGATGAGAAACTTCATTTACCCTCCATCTCAATGTTAAAGTCGATCACGGTTTCAAAGCGGCAAGCAATTGCTTCTGCGTTGCATCCTTGGACGATAGGACGCCGAGGACGCGCTCGTCAATGGTCTTTCTCGCCACTACATGAAGAATTTTTACGGGCTTGAGCTGTCCCTGCCGGTGCAGGCGCGCATTGAACTGCTGGTATAGCTCCAGTGACCATGTCAGGCCGAACCAGACAATGGTGGCGCCGCCGCCCTGCAAGTTCAGCCCGTGCCCAGCAGACGCCGGATGAGCCAGAAGCATCTTGATCTCGCCCCGGTTCCAACGGTCAATTGTCTCCTGCGCCTTGTCCAAGACAACCGCACCGGGAAACCGTTTCTTGAGACGTTCAAGGTCAAACCGATAATTGTAGGCGACCAGTATATTTTCATTGGCGTTGTCCTCAATGATCTCGGCGAGGGCGTCGAGCTTGTCCTCATGGATCGCCGACCACTTGCCCTCCCCGCCCGCGTACATGCAGCCGTTGGCAAATTGCAGGAGCTTGTTGGCCAAGATCGCCGCAGTCGCCGCCTCGACCTCCTCGCCGTCCTTCAGCTCGGTGAACAAGGTCTTCTCGAAGTCGTTGTACGCCTCAAGGGCGGCGGGGTTCATGTCCACGCGCTCGATGAGGTCAATGCGCTCGGGCAGGTCGAGGTAGTCCTCGGCGCTCATGTGAATGACGCTGGGCGCCATGAGCGTGTGGATCTTGTCGGCGGAGCCTTCCCGGGGCGTGAACTTGTAGCCCATGTAGTCGGGCTCAAAGAACCGCTGCTTGTAGGCGGTCATGGTGCGGCCCAGCGCTTGCCCGAAGTCGATCAGGTACATCTGCGACCACACGTCGAGGAGGCCATTGGGCGAGGGTGTGCCGGTCAACAGGACCATGTATTCGGTCTTGGGAAGCACCCGCCGCAGGGCTTTAAACCGCTGGGACGAAGAACTCTTGAAGCTGCTGCTCTCGTCGATGATGACCATGTCAAAGGGCCACTTGGCCCCGAGCGCCTCCACCAGCCAAGGCATGTTCTCCCGGTTGATGACGAAGATGTCCGCGTCGGCTTGCAGGGCCACCATACGGGCCTTCTGCGACCCGGTGCAGACGGACACCCGGAGGTGCTTGAGGTGCGCCCACTTCTTCGCCTCCTGCGCCCAAACGCTGTTGGCCACGCGCAGGGGCGCGACGATTAGGATCTTGTGAATAGAGAACTCGTCAAGGAGGTCGCTGACGGCGGTCAGGGCCGAGCTGGTCTTGCCGAGGCCCATGTCGAGGAACAGGCCGCAGCGGCGGCGGTCCTTGATGAAAGAGATCGCGCGGCGCTGGTAGGCGTGGAGGTTCTCACGAAAAAGCATTGGCGGCTTCGACGGTGTTGATGACGACAACTTCGCAGCCCAGCTTCCGGCGCCGCCAGTGGTCGCGCTCTTGCAATTTGGTCGGCCCCTTGCCGGGGGCCTTCATCTCGACAAAGACAATTCGCCCGCCCGGCAGGGTGACGATGCGGTCGGGGACGCTGCGACGACCGGGCGAGACGAACTTTTCGCACAGGCCGCCCAGATCCTTCACGCGCCGCACGAGCGCCGCCTCGATGGTCCTCTCAAGCATCTTTTTAATGTGCAGGTCAGGGGTAGGGTGGCGGCGCTCGCCTGCTGCCATCTTGGTGAGGGCAGCGGAGACTTCCGCTTCCACCTCCTCGGGGATGTGTGCGGGTATCACTTCACGGGGCGTCATTGCCGATCCTCTCCAACTGGCTGACGTAGTCGCGGACGCAGCGGTCCACCATGTCCATCCGCTCGTCAATTGAGCCGCTGGCGCCCGTGTAGAGGACGGCCTCGGCGGTGAGCATGCAGAGCGTCGTCATCACGACCGGGCCCCGCTTGCCAGCGAGGAAGGGCCGCATGATCGTCGCCAAGTCGATGACCTCGTCGAGCATGTTGTTTGTAGTGTTCATATTAGTTTACCCCCATGTCCTTCAGCGCGTCTTGCGCCATTTCAATGTAGCGGACGTAGTTCACATCGCCCGGCAGTGTGTCGGGCAAGTCCATCATTGGCTTGGCCCCGTCGGAGCGGGGAACCTTGTTGGAGTTCTTCGCGTAGTGGATGCACTCGTCTGCGCCCACCTCGGTCGAGTAGTAGAACCGCACGGCCTTGCCGAGGTACTCGCCCCGCCACAGGCCGCCCCCGGTGACCTGCCGGACGGCCACGAACTTGCGCACGTCCTCACAAGCGCGGACGGTGTATTCAACCAACGCCCCCTTACTCAGGAACGCGGCCACGGCGTCGATCACGATGGTGAAGTCCGGGTTCTTGCTCAGGACCGGCTCGGCGTAGACGCCCTTGCGCTTGGTCTTCCCGTCGGGCTTCACGGCGATGTAGTTGTTCACGTCCCGGGAGTGGATTGAGCGGTAGTCCGCGCGCTCCAACTCGAAGCTCGTCGTCAGCATCCAATCGAACATAACCTCCTCCAGCCACTTCTCGCGGGACTTGTCGCAGAGGACGACGATGCCGTCCGTGTTGGCGCTCACCACCTTGGCCCCGACGCTCTCCACCCACTCGATCAGCATGAGCAGGCAGAGCTGCCCGGTGATCGTCGTCTGGATCATCAGCTCCGGCGCGTAGAGGGCGCTGTACATCGAGCCCAACTTGCCGAAGCTCCCGTTGATCACGATCTTCAGCGTGTCGGCGGTGAGCTTGTCGCCCCGGGCCTTGGCCTGAAGGCGCTCGGTCACGATGTCCTGATAGATCAGCAGGAAGTCATTGCCCATGCTTTGGGGCGCCAGCTTCAGCTTCAGGATGATGCTGGGGTAGTAGGACGCCACGTCAAAGTCGGCAAGGATCTGGTTGTCCTGCGCCACGATGCTCTGGCGCTTCTCGCAACTGTGTAGGCCGCCGATCCCCATCTGGTAGTCCGTCTGCCCGATCTTGATGCGCTGCTTCTGGAGCCACTCGGGCATAGTGACCGCGCCGTTTGAGCCGACCGGGAAGCCTGTTTTCAAAATCCTGTGGAAAACTTTCTGGAGTTCTTCGCTCTGAAACGAGACGATCTTGGGGTCCTCATACCGGCACTCGTGCCCCACTGCGACCTTGCGGGGCTTGTAGGTGCGGCCCGTGTACTCGTGCAGGCGGTACTTGATGACGGCCTCGGCGATCTGGGCGTCGGACTTGGAGCGCAGGTCGATTCCGCCATACTGCGCGCCGATCTGCTCCCGCAACTTGATGGCTGGCTCCAACTGCCGGTAGAGCGCCTCAGTCGTGTCGAGGTCGTTCTTGCAGTAGCGGCGCAGCTCCACCCGCTGCTCGGGCGTAATGCTGGCGTCGGGGGCTATGGGGAGGTCTTGGAGCTTGGGTGCGCCCATGCGCCCGCCGTAGATCTTCAGGCCCGCCTTGCCCGGCGCCACGTCAATCACGTCGATGTGGTCCCAGTCATGCGACACCCGAAGGCGATTATTTTTCGCCACCTGCCACGCGGGCAAGTTCGACTTGATGATCTCGTCAGAGAGGCGCTTGATCGCGTCACAGGGCCAACCCTCAAGGGCGGCGGTGATGATGTGGATGTCATACCCGAGGCCGTTGAAGCTGACGGTCGTGTGCTCCTTCATCAACTGAATGACGCGGGACCTGTGCAGCTCCTGCCCCTCAAACATCTCGTAGGAGGCGTAGCGCCCGCTCTCAATGTTCTTGAACATGATCAGGAAGTAGTCGGTGTAAACTTCGCAGTCGAGGACGAGCATGAGGAGTGGCCTCAGTTTATTGATATGCAAGTGCGCCGCCCAGTTTCCTGAGCGGCGCGTTGGATCAGATGAAGTCAACGTCCTCGTCGGTGAAGGCTTCGAAGTCGTCGATGCTTCCCTTGACGCCGTCGGCGAAGGGCTCGCCGTCCTTCATGAACTGGACGCCCAGCAAGTTGCAGTTGATGCGCTTGCCGTAGTTGTTGTTCTGCGCCCACAGCTCCAGCGAGGCGTTGACGTAGCAGCCCGCGTAGAACTTGTTGTCGTCCTCGGTCAGCGGCGATTTGTCGCGGTCGATGATGATGGGGCGCTTCGTGCTGGAGGCCTTGAGGCTCATGGTCCCGGCGTAGCCAGCGTATTCAATGCTGTCGCCGTCCTTCATGCAGATCTTGTCAGGGGGAAGCTTGGCGCCCTTCAAGTCGTCCTTGATCATGGCGTCAATGGCGGCCTTGATCTCCTTGATCTTCGCGGCGTTGCCCGCCTTGTCGATCAAGAAAGTGGCCTCGAACTTCGTCTCCTTACCGTCAAACACAGCCTTGTGGAAAAGGCTGGGGAACGAGAGACGCACGTCCTTCAAGATGATTTTAGACATTCTGTTCAGTCCTTTTAGTTCTAGGGTTAAACGCCACTTCGTGACGCTTGAACACGTTACGCTTCAGTTTCGTTGCAGTCAAGGGCGTCAAAGTCGGCGTCCACGGGGCTGATCGCCGGGCGCGGGTCGTTCTCTTTCACAAGTGTCGCAGCGCCACGGGGCTTTGCAACGATGTCGCCGATCTTGGCCTTGTCCTTCTTGCCGAGAAGCTTCTCCGCCTGCGCGGGGCTGATCAGTTTTTTGGTGAAGGCGCTCTGTTCCCCAACCAAATCCACAAGGCGCTCGCCAGCCTGTTCCTCGTCCGACCATTTGCGTATCGACCTTCCCTCGACCAGCTTGAACCCCTCGAAACTACCACCCTCAAGCAGGAGGTCCTTCACAGAGTTTTCCACAGATAAAAGCCAAGCCTCGATCAGGCCCTTGTTTTCCAGCGCCAGCCGCATCTGCGCGAAGCTCAACTTGTGGGGCTGGGGGGCCTCGTCGATCTGCTCGAAGTCCGCCATCAAGATGTCGCTGGTCATCTTGTAGAGCGCGGGGCAAGTCGCCTTGGCCTTGCACCACCGGCACTGCTTCTCGCCGGGGACTCGCTTGGCCTTGGGGCTCTGCGTGTCAAGCGCCGCCTGACGCACGACCTCGCCAAACTTCAGCAGGTCGGTGATCGAGATCTCCCACTCGCTGATGGTGTCGAGGCGGGGCTGGACGATGCTGATCTTGACCGACTGAAAGTCAGAAATGAACATGCACTCGTCGTAGGCGCCCAAGGCGTAGAGCATGAGCTGCGGGTTGTTCTCCGCGTAGACGGGGACGCCCTTGCCATACTTCAGGTCCACAATGTGGAGGACTTCGTCACTGACAATGATGGTGTCGGCAGTGCCGAAGCCCTCCGGCACCCACTCGCTGAAGTTCACGCGGCGCTCTATGAACAGGGCGTCACCGGGCTTCTTCTGGCTGAGGACGTAATCGACGTAAGACTCAACGTATTCCCACATCTCCAAGTCGTAAGCCCCAACGCGGATAGGTTTGCCCTTGAGCATCTGCTCCATGAGGTCGTGGGCCTTCGTCCCCTCCTCGGCGAAGGGGCTGGTGCTCTCCTTCAGCCCCTCCTCCGCCTTGACGCTGCCGGGGCAGTTCATCCAGCGGTGGGCGCCCGAGGCGCTGAGTTTGGCGTGTGCAGTCACTGGGTCACCTCACCGTTCTTGGCGATGTCGTAGGCGAGGCTCAGGAAACGCGCGTGGACCTCGTGGTGGTGCTTGTGGTCGAGCTGGGTGACGGTCTTGGCGCCATGCTCGGCAAGGATCGCAAGAATTAATGCGCGGGCGCTTGAGTCGGCCCGGACAATTTCCAGCGCCATCGTCTTCAATGATGTCTCGGTGATGTCGGGGCGGCCCTCGGGGACGTTGTCCATTAGGGGTTGATCGCTGCATTCAGTGTTTTCCACAGGAGTTGCGGCCTCGACGATAGCCTCAACCTCTTCCTGTGTCACCTTCGGCTTCCTCTGTCGGGGTTTGTCGGGGTTTATCGGGGTTTCTTTTTCGGTCGGCAATTCATTGCCGACCTTTGCCAACCGAAGCTCTTCAGTCAGTCCAATGATGGCGGCGGTGAGCTTCTGCATTTCAAGTTCAAGCATTTCAGGGTTCCTTCAAGGGTTGTTGCTAACGACGAATTATTACGTTATCCTCCTCTTAGTGTCAATCACGAACGAAGGAAATTGAGCCATGCTCACAAGCACAAAACTGGGGAAGGAGATCGGCCTTACGAAGCAGACGGTCTGCCGCTTGGCCAAGGAGGGGCGTATTCCCTGCATTCAGTTGCCCTCGGGGCACAGGCGCTTTGACCTTGAGGAAGTGAAGGCAGCCCTGTCGTCTGACGCCATGACCGCGACCTTCTTGTTCCCTGTTGAAAAGGGTGGAGCATGATGATCCGCTTCACCTACTGCAAAAATTTCGCCTCGGCGGAGACGCGGGAGACGGAGTGGGGCCCGTTCGCCACGACACTGAGCACGTTCAAGGCGTACCCCAGCAAGGAGGCCAGCGTGGGCCGTGCGGCCTTCGTGGGCGGCGTTCGGGCCGACGAGACTAAGGGCCGGGCCGACGGCAACATTGCCGTGCGCACAGTCGCCACGCTCGACTTCGACGCCCCGCAGGGCTCGCTGGCCGACATTGAGTTTCAGCTCGGGATGACGCTCCCCGGCGCCTTCGTCGCCTACTCGACCTTCCGGCACACGCCGGAGGTTCCTCGGTTCCGCCTGTGCGTCCCCCTGAGCCGCCCAGTTGTTGAGGCTGAATATACGGTGATCGTCAACGACATCATTCGCCTCGTGGATCTTGGTAACGTGGACCCGTGCAGCTTCACCATGTCCCAATTGATGTTCCTGCCCAGCAACCGGGAGGGCGTCACGCCTTGGTCCCTGCGTCAGGACGGGGAGCCGTGGGCGGTCAACCTGACCGAAATCGCGATTACGGTTGGCGGTGAGGACGACGACTTCAGCGACCTTCAGGCCATGGTCGCCGCCGAGCCGCTCGGCATGTCGATTGGTGAGATTGACGCCCTCCTTGAGAACTACCCCGCCGAGGGCAAGGACTACGACGAGTGGGTCCGCGTCGGCATGGCGCTCTATCACGAGTTCCGTGGGTCTGAGATGGGATGGGACCGCTGGATGGCGTGGAGCATGCTCAGTTCCAAGCACAATGGCCGCCAGATGCAGACCAAATGGCGCTCCTTCGGCGGGGCGGCGCGGCCCGTGACCATGGCGTCGATCATCAAGTTGTCCGGCGGGCGCCGGGCCGCAGTCGAGATCCAGCCCACGGGCTCGACCTATGTCGCCCTTGAGGCCGAGGCGCGTTCGCTGCGCTCGCTGGAGGGCTACACGGCCCTGCGCAATAAGATCAGCGCCCTTGGGGAGGTCCAGCTCCGGGCCGACATGCGGATGATGCTGGCGGGGTTTGCCTACGACACCTTCGGCAAGGGAGCCGGGATGACCAAGGGGGTCATCAACAAGGCGTTCAAGCCCGCCAAGGCCTCTGGGAGGTCGGTCGAGGGGGCTGACGGCTCCGCCCCTTTTGACGGGCCCAGTTGGCTGGCCGACTGGGTCTACTGCGAGGCCGACGCCACCTTCGACATGGTCTCCACCCGGCACTCAATCAAGCGGGAGGCCTTCCGGGCCAAGTACGACCGCATGCCCGAGGTGCTGGCGGGGGATGTCGCCGACGCCGCCTCCTTCGCCCTGACCTACTGCCGCATCCCCACGGTGGCCTCCAAGATGTTTTGGCCGGGCGCCGAGCGGATCTTTCAGTTGGAGAACGGCCTGTCCCACCTCAACACCTACGAGCGCAGTGGCGCAGAGCCCTGTGAGGAGCTGGACGAGGAGGCCAAAAAGATCATGAGCCGGTTCATGGCGCATGTTTCGAACACGGTTGGCTCGGAGCGCGAGCAGCGCATCCTGATCGACTTCATGGCCTATGTGTACCAGAACCCCGGGAAGCGGGTGCAGTGGGCCCTGCTGCTCAAGGGCATCGAGGGCAACGGGAAGTCCTACTTCTTCCAAGTCATGCAGGCCGTCATGGGCAAGCAGGCCTCGGTGGTCAGCACCACGGCCATCGACTCTGCCTTTACCGGGTGGGCCGAGGGTTCGGTGCTGGTCTGCATTGAAGAGATCAGGATCAGCGGTACGAACAAGTACGCCATCCTCGACAAGATGAAGCCCATCATCACCAACGCGACCATAGCAGTCGTTCACAAGGGGAAGGACGAGAAGCACATCCCCAACTTCACATCATACATGCTCTTCACCAACCACTCGGACGCCATCCCGGTGGGCGACAACGACCGGCGCTACTGCGTGATCTTCACGCGCCAGACGCGCAAGGAGGACCTCTTCGCGCAGCACGGCGGGGCGACTGGGACTGAGGCTTACTTCGGTGAGCTGTTTGGCGACTTGGATCGTCGCCCCGACGTGTTCGCCCGGATGCTGTCGGACTGGAAGATCTCGGCTGACTTCTCCCCGTCGGGCCGGGCGCCTGAGACTGATGGTCTGGCGGCGATGAGATCAATGCACGTCTCCGAAGACCGTGACAGCATCGAGACTGCCATCGCGGACTACGCCTGCGCGGTCGTCGGGCCGGACGTTATTGATGTTACATATCTCAAGGATATGGCGACGATGGACGGCCTAAATTTTCCCCAAACCAAGGCCATCGGGCACATTCTGAGCGACATGGGGTACACCCCAATCGAGGGCCGGAGGGTTAAAATCACCAAGACGAGGAGGGACCATTACGTCTGGCACAGGAGGGGATCAAAGGATTTGGAAGGCGGAGCATTGCACCCCAGCGCCGTGAAGACTCTCGTCCGCGATTTTCACAACGGGGACACGGACTTCTCAGATGTACCTTTTTGACCATGACCACCGATTTGGGGCGCAATTATTGGACCCCAAATTGGATTGCACCCCAAGATTGCACCCCAACTTAAATCCTTAATTTATATACTTTTTTTCTTTTTTGGGGGGCAAAAGATCAAAAGAATATATAAAGAGAAAATTAAAAATAAAAAAAAAATAAAAAGAAAATTGAAAATAAAAAAAATTGTATTTGGCTCCAGTTGCGACTTTCCCTGCACCCCAAGGATTGCACCCCAAACGCAAAAGGGCCGGGGAAACGCAGAACCTGCCCCCCGGCCCCCTATGCCTGACAGCACCCCCTCGGGCGTCAGGCGATATCAGATTTCATGGCTAGGACGATCTTGTCCTCAAGCCACTCGATTGTAACAAGACCCTCCTTGATCGCCTCCAATAGGATCGCGGCGGACTGGGGGATGGGTGACTGGCCGGTGAGCCAGAGTTGGGGCGTCCGGCGCGTCACCCCCATCAGGACGGCCACGTCGCCGGTAGTGAAGCCTAACTCCTTGGTGAGTTCCCTGAAGGCGGCGGGGGTCATGCTTCGGTCTCCATGAATGCTTTGATCACTTCTGCCGCGAGCGGCGGGACGATGGCGTTGCCGTAGGCGCGCAGGCGTCCCACTCTGTTGGGTATCCCATGAGCCAGCAGGGGAATGCCGGGTTGAGAGCGCCTCGATTTGCCGTCTGCTCCGGTGAGCCAGATGTGGTCGGACCAGAAAGATCCGTCGCCAAAACTTCGTGCGTCAGACCCACCTGAGCCACCCTGCCAGTGTGTTTGTCGTAAGCTCTCTGCCCCGGCGTCCAAGGTTGACCGTCCGCCGTCTCCAATCGCTCCAACGTCACGCCGGGCTCTGTCGTTGCCGGGGTGCGCCACGTCGAGACAATCTTCACCACCCCCGGCAGCGACACCGTGATCTTCGTCCCGTCCTCCCGCCTGCCCGTCACGCTCGCCGTCCCCATCGTGTGGCCGCCGTCCCCGTCCGCCTTGGTCGGCGTCGGCCATGTGGTCGCTCGATATTCTGCCACGACATTCGGCAACTGTTTTTGACGACCGTCCGTGCGAATGTTGTTTGTCATCCAATGATCCATAGCCATTGGCGTCGGCCATGTCGCCCTTGTCAGTTCCGGCAGCGTCCACCCGGCCCTGTGAGCCGCTTCCGGCGTCCTGTTGCCTGTCTTGCCGTTCCCATTCTTCTCGTCTGAGGTTCTCGGCGTCGGCCATGTGGCTATGTGCGCCTCCGCAGTCAGCGTGAGCGTGTTGCGAGTGAACTCGGCTGGATACCCTGCCTCCTTCGCCATGTGGCACGTTGGCGTCCCCCAAGTCTGTAGCGACCCAGTAGAGCCGCTGTCGGATATGAGGGGCGTCCACCGAGCAAGCCGGAATATCGACCCCCCGGCTGGCGTAACCTTCTCGCGCCAGATCAGCGCGCACTCCGTCGAGCCAACCATAGCCAGCCTGTCCCGCAACCTGTTCTCCCATAACGACAGGGGGCCTGACGGCGGTGATGAGGCGATGGAAGTGGGGCCACAGGTGCCTTGGATCGTCTGTACCGGCGCCTTTGCCTGCGACCGAGAACGGCTGGCACGGGCACGATCCTGTCCAGATGGGGCGGTCGTCTGGCCACCCGGCGAGGCGGAGGGCGTGGGACCATCCCCCGATCCCGGCGAAGAAGTGGCATTGGGTGAAGCCTCTGAGGTCCAGAGGCTGAACATCGACAATTGACCGGGTATCGACTTCGCCATCTGCGATCAGTCCTTCCTTGATGAGGTTACGCAGCCACTGGGCTGCGTAGGGTTCGATCTCGTTGTAGTAGGCGCTCAATGCACCATCTCCAGCAGCGCGGCCCGTGCGGAGGCCAAGGAGCGGGCGTGGCGCAGGTCGCCGTGGATGGATAGCGCCCGCCAGATGGGCCTGCCCTTGGCCCGCATATGGCCTTGGCGGACCCACCCGACCAATTGGTCGAAGTAGAAGACCTCATAGCAGCCGTCCGGCTTGAGGCGTGAGGTGTGGATCATCAGATGAACTCCCCAATCACAACCGCGTCCAGCTTGGCGACGATGGGGGCGAGCTGGGCCCTCGCCTTGCCCAGCAGGGCGGCGTCGGCCACGGTGAGCATGCACACGCTCATGGGGTGCTTCTTGGCGTGGTGGGCAAGCTTGAGGGCATTCATGTCGGAGGCGTCTTTCTTGTAGGCGTCGATGAGCTTTTGCACGGTGATTCTCCATTTCAGAGGTTGGTGGGTGTTTGGGGGAGTATGCCTCCCCCAGATTGGCCGGTGAACGGGGTGAACGTAGAGGTTCATGCCGCCTTCCTGACTTTCTTGGCTTTGATGCGGACGACCGGGAAGGCAACGCCCTCGACCTTGCAGGCGTCGATCTGTTCCTGCGTCAGGAACTGGAGGAGAAGCTTCTCGTCGATGGACTTGCGGGCCTGAAGGGCAATGTCGAGGTCGGCGGTGTCGCCCTCGATGAAGCCGTAGCCGTTGACGATGTCTACGACATCCTTCTTGGCACCCTTAAGGGTGGTCTCGGCCTTGTCAAACTGGGCCTTGGCGCCGAGGTAAACTTCGACGGCGGCGGTGCGGTTGGCGAGGTAGTCGTGGATTTCTACGAACATATCAATCTCCATCTGGTTAAGTGCCGGTCTCCATCTCGACCGTGATTTGACTATAGGCGTAATGATTTCGCCTGTCAACTGGGTCTGCGTAATTATTTCGCTTTTTATGCGTCTTTCCATTCGTCATATTTCGTGTTCCGGTCTTCCAGTTGCTCCATGAGGATGCCCACTGCCTCGCCGGGAGTGGCGCCGTAGCCAATCGGGTCGTCCTCCTGCCCGTCATAGTCGTCGGTGACCGCGCACCAATCCCAGCTCCGGTGAAGCGAGTGGACGTTGAAGCTCACGATGATTTTGTAGTTGGTGGTCATGTCGATCTCCATAAAGTGGGCGGGGGCCGGGCCCCCTTTGGGGTTCAGATCTTGGCGTATTCGCTGGGGTCCATCCAGAAGGGCGTGTCCATCGAGCCGACCAGCTTGCCCTGAACAAATACGGCCTCGGTGTACTCGGCCTCGTCGGCGGTCTGCATGGCGACGATCTCGACCAAATCGCGGGCGGCTGCTTCGGAGTAGGGGTCTGCGCCGAGGACGTGATCGACGATGGCCTCGCAGATGGCGTCCCACATGCCGTCGCCCGTGGCGCTAAAGGTCAGGCCGGGGAGGGTCTCGTTGAGGGCGAAGAAGTTGAAAGTCATGTCGATCTCCATAAGGTAAGTGGCTCGGTCAGTGACCGTTCAATAGGTGTACGCGAAAGGATTTCGCCTGTAAAGGGGGTTTAGCCCCTGTGGATAACTTTATTTGATTGCGGTGTACTGATCAGCCGGGTGGACCATGGGGCGGTTAATCGTCCCGACGATCTCGCCCTCAACAATGACGACCTCCACGATGTCCTGCTCGGGAAGGTCTTCGAAGGCGATCATCTCATATCCCTCAACCGACCGGCGGTGGGGCTCTCCAAACATCTCCGTCGTCACGAGGTCGCAGAGCTCGTCCCAGAGGTCGTCGCCGAAGAGGGTGATGTTGCCGAGGTTCTTGTAGGTCGAGAGGAAGGTGAGCTTGGCCATGTCAATCTCCATAAGGTTGGGGGTAGGTGGGGGCCGAAGCCCCCGGTTAAATCAGTAAGCCGAAACGCGATCATAAAGATCGGCTTGAGCCTCGGGGCAATATTCGGCGGCGCGGAGCCATGCGCTTTCAGAAGCGCGCTCGAAATCCATTTCTGCGCGGATGTCGGCGACATAAGCCTCGTAACCGGCGCGAATTGCAGAAAGCTTTTCGCGGATGGAGTAATCGGCCTCAATCTCAACGTACTGGGCAAGACGCTCGTCGTCGGTGATGAAGATGTGGGCGACTTCGCAATCGGCGAGACGGCCAAACTGAACGCCATCAACGAAGAGGTTGAAGTCAGAACCAGAGCGGCGGGCGATGAACTTGGTCATGTCAGTCTCCATATCAATCAGTCAGGTCATCAGTGACCGTGATTAGAGTTATAGGCGTAATTATTTCGCCTGTCTAGCCCCAATCGACATTTTCTTGAAAATAATTTCAGTGGGGCTTTTTGCCCGCAAATCTGGGGGTCATTGTCCTTTCACCTGAGAGCGACTATCTTTGATGAGAACATGAGGGGCTTGAACATGGCTGTTAAGAAGGCGTTAAATCGCGTCCCGGCAAAGATGGGGCGCCCAACTCTTTACAAGCCAGAGTTCTGCGAGCAGGTCATTGCGCTCGGGAAGCAAGGGAAATCCATCACGCAAATGGCTGCCAAGCTTGAGGTCGATAAGGCGAGCTTGCTGAAGTGGAAGGACGAGAAAGACGACTTCTCCACCGCTCTACGCGTGGCCCTTACTTACTCTCAGGACTGGTGG